TGTTCCTGCGTTATTTGGTATCTCATTACCGCTTGGTCTTAAATCAATATGACCATTTCCCGATAGTAATAAGGCTGTCGCATTTGTAGTACCATCAAATAACAACTCAACAGCTGACTTACCATTAGCAGTATTAATTGTATACCAAACTTTACTAATCTTTCTATTACCGTCTTCGGTCATAAAAGTAGTTTCTGAGGCGTCAACTTTTTTTACTAAAGTTTCGCCAGTACCATCTGATAAATTAGTTAACTTAACTGTAAACTTAACACCAGATGTATCTGCTATTGTTTGTGTTGTTACTATATCTGCCATTATTTGTATCCCGCTTCTTTATGTGTTTCTATTACTAGATTATATTTTTTAACAGTATCATCACTATTTAAAAATACATCACCTATAGGTTCTTCTATTTTTTTCTCATCTGGTTTTAAACCCCAATTACCTCTACCAGATATTTCTACTTTTTTTGTAGTGTCATTTTTAAAGTAAACTGTTAATTTACCATCGCCTAATATCTCATACTGCATATTTGCAATAGATACTTTAGGCTCACTACTCGCATTGTTACTACCAACCACATCAACAAGTTTTTGTTGAAACTCACCACCTATACCGTTTGAGTTTACAATAATTTTTAAAGTATCATCTACTAATTTGGTGGTTGATATTGTCATAATATATTAACTTCTTGGTGAACCAACAGCACTAGCATGACCATCTGCTATTGTGATAGTATCAGTTGGTGCTTTTTCAATTATAATTGAATCACCAGCAGCGTGTAGATATATGTTACCTAAAGTTGTGCCACCTGATTCTTTTACTATAACTGATTGCGTTGCACCTGTAGCTACACAATGAACAAAATGAGCACCACCAATGTTGTTAGCACTAGGGTTGTTTATAAATTCTCCCTTTGCTATAACAGTTGTTGCCATTTTTATTCTCCTAATTGCTCTTCTATTTCTTTATCAAAATAATCATTAATTATTTTAGTATTAATATTATACTTCTCGGCAACCTTATCTACGGCGCCTTCAAAAGTTTTTATAATATCGTCTGTACTATCTTTGATACTCTCAAAGATTTCTTTTATTGCGTCTTTCATTTTAGGGCTTAGAGACCTAAAAGAATCCGAGTCGATATATAAATCTCTTTCGACTATATTACTGAGCTTCAGTTTCGGCATTTGCTTCTGGCGCCTCTGCTTCTGGCTGAGTTAAGTCAATCTCTGCTTTTCCGTCATTCTGCTGTGCTGTTGTTTGTACTTGACCATCTTGTGTAAAAGTACCTACATCTGCAACTTCAGGTTTCGGATCACTATGAGGTTCTGCCTCTACTTCGCCTTTTTGATTAAAAAGACTAGCCGCTAAGTCTTGTCTTCTAGCGTCTAGGGCGTCCCCCATTTTATCTCTTAATGCACTTTTAAATGCTTCGCCGGCGTCTGCATTTTTGCCAGCTTCTAAATTGTCTATAAATGCCTTTGTATGCTCTGACATATTTTATCTCCTATAAAGTTGTATCTGTAACATCTTGAGTCGGAGCAGATATAATACCATCATCAATTTCTTTTTTGATTTGATTATCAATATCTTCTATCTCTCTCTCGTTTTGTTTCAGAATATGTTTTCTCACATAACTTACTGAATAAAACTTACCAATGTAATCACGCATTTCATTTGCTAACTGTAATCGCTCTCTCATTAGCTCGGTGTTTTTTAGTTCAGCGAAATGGCCGTCTTGCAAGAAATCGTATGTAATACTATCTCTTACACTCTGCCAATCTTCTTCGTTTATGATACCTTTAAGAATTAATTGTGTTCTTAAAATATCATTAAACAATTCTGTAAATTTCTTTCTTAATCTCTGTACAAATTTTGTAAATTTAAGTTCATCTCTAGTAATCTCACTTGAACGACCAAGATTAAAACCAGAGTTAGACTCTAATCTACTAACTGGTACATTTAAACTACGATATAGTTTACTTCTAAAGTATTCTATATCTGCAATCTCTCCTAGATTCTGACCGCCAGGCAAAGTGCTAATATCAGTACCCCTTCCACCCTCTCTGGACGGTAACCAAAAATCTTCCAACATTGACATATAATTTCTGTCATCTCTAATTTCTCCTGTTGAGGCGTCATATACAAGTTTGTTTCTGTATCTTGCCATAACATCACGCAAATATTGTTCCGCCTTTTGTTTTGGTAAGTTACCTACATCAATCTTAAATATTCTTCTCTCAGGTGCCCTTGCGATACGATAAATTACCGTAGCGTCTTCAATCATTCTTAATTGATTGACAGGCTTAATTGCTTTGTGCATATAAGATAAGACCATATTTTTAGTCTGGTCAACTAATCCTGATGGACAATAAGCAATTGTATCTGGTGCAATCTTAATGCCACCAGATGTAGAGTTGATTACGCCTTTTTCATTGAATAGATAATATTCAACAAACTCGTCAACTACTGTAAGCATATTAGGACCTGTAACTCCTTCAGGTCTTTTCTTTCTTACTTCTCTAATTCTTTTAATTTTTCTAGGGTCAAGATATTTTAATTCTGTTATGCCTTTTGTAGTAGAGTTTCTATCTATAATTTTTTGATAAAATATTCTACCATCAACATACCATCTTCTAAAAATGTCATGTCCCTTTGTATTAAAGTTCATCAACCTTAATACTTCTTTAAACTCATCTTCAATTTTTCTACGAACATCTTTACCATAAGGTAAATTATTTACATTTACTCTTACAGCTTCTTTATTTTCATTAGCCACAATTGCTTCATTGACAATATCCTCTACTGCCAAATCACATTCGGGGTGTAATGCTATTTCTCTGTATCTTCGGATTAAGTCTGCTTCAGTTTTGGCAGTACCTTCCATATCAAGGTATTGACCAAAATAGCCGCCAGCGGCGATGGTTTGTGTACCATCATCCGCTGGTGCTACTGTAAAGCTTTGCTTTGGATCCGACTGTTTTTTAAGTCGTGTTATAGAAAATCCAAATAATTCAGCCATTATATTTTCCTTTTTTTAATCAGTAATATTTATCTACTTAAATTAAGTAGTTGTATTACTTTCAAAGTATTGATAACGAAACTCTACTGTAAATTCTTCTACAGCAGCTTGTTCGTCATAGTTCAAATCAATTGCACCTATACCAACTGGAAATAAACCTCTTAAAGTATAAGATTTAATTGTATTTCCGTTTCTGTCAAGGTGGTCAACAAAACAGTCCACTTGATAATCTACAGGATTTGTTAATCCTTCGTTATCTGACATATTGTTGATACCATTTTGCCATCTTTCAAAAGCGTTTCTTAATTTAAAGTTAGTATCATTTAATACCACTACTGACCATGGTTCAAATGTTCTATCTCCGCCAATGTAGATTTTTCTTCCTCTAAATGGTACTTCTACCACACCAACATTCATTGCTGGTATTGTTGTGCTTCTGCATAAAAATGCTAAGTCTTCTATTTCTCCACCAACTTGAGCGTAACCTGGAAAAGGCATTGTTACCTTAAACTGGTTACTTCTAGCGCCACCGCCAGCAAGTTTAGCTTTGAAGTCGTTAATGTTTGCCATTTTATTTCTCCTCTACCTTAACCTGCTACTTCGTCAAAACTGACGCCAGTTCTAGTTGCTATGAATGATAATGTAATGAAGTTAATGCTTCTAGCAGGCTTCACAAAGATTTCTGCTTTGAATTCATTTCTATCAATTACATCACCTGTATTGTTAGTTTCATCACAGACTACTAAAAAGTCTGTAATACCTCTACGACCTTGTACTTCTCTTAGGAAAGGTTCTACAATGTTTCTAAAGTTAGCTCTTGTAAACTCATCATTGAATTCAAAGAGTTGGAATTTAGAAGCAGTTGATATTGCCTTCTCTAAAGTGATGAACAATCTTCTTACGTTTATTCTGTCAAAAGCACTTGGACTTGAAAGACCAGTTTTATCACCGAATAATACAGTACCTTGACCTGGGAAGGTTGCTACTGG